ACAAGAGTGTTCCGCATGTCGATGCCGATCTTGAGCCGATCTGAAGTGCCCTGTGTTAAAGCGTCGGCAATCGTGTTGTCGTACAGGTCTAAAACGGTTTTTTGCGCACCGTCGGACGCTAACACCTTATCCTGCATTTCTGGGGAAAGATCTGTGTTGTTACGAAGATCCCGCTCAAAGGCAGCCCGAGACACCTTCATTGCGACACTCGCCGCCTTAGTCCTTGTCTTGCGCCTTGCAGGGGTGTTGTATTCTAGTGCATCAAGGGATGATCCGTCGGTCTTTTTATAGAAGTCCTCCTGCGACATCTTGTTTGGCGAAACGGGCCACTGAAGCATCTGGGTCGTTAGCGGCCCTAGATCACGCTCAAGTTGGATGTTCGTTGCGCCTGCAATCTTCTGCCGCCACTCTGCATTCTCTACTGATGTTCCAACCTCAACTGGGACACGCACCGTGTGCTGCTCAGGCTCTGTGTAGGCGGTTAGGCTTTGACGGTCGAGCTGCACCTCTTCATAGAAGAACCCACCCGTCTCCATGTCATACTTCACATCCTCACGCCCGCCCACCATATCGGGGTCGATAGGGATGATGCCCAGAGTGGGCTGCTGGTCAAGCGTCTCCGCCTCTGGGACACCGTGGATGCCTTCTTGGAGCAGCTCCTGCGAGGTCTTCCCGCTCCACGCATCTACCGTGTGGGGCTGTAGTTCAACTGGTGGGGGCTGTGGTTGATCAACTGGGGGCTGACCCTGATCACCATCCACGCTTCCCCGCTCTTCCCAAGCTGCTTTGGCGATTGTCGGGCCGTTGATGTCTTGCGCACCTTCTGTGACAGCCACCCGCTTAGAAGCCTCGTCACGAGCCTCTTGCTCTTTCTTCTGCTTTAAGTGTTCGGCTCGTAGCCGTTCAATCTCTACTGAGGTCATTGCTACTCCTCGCCCAAAAAGGATTTAAGTTCCTCTAACACTCCAAGCTCATCTGCATATGTCTTAGCAGTCAGTGATACCTCACCCGGCGATCTACCATCTGTTGGAATCGCACTCATGATGGCTTGAACAATCGCATCGTTCAGACTTAGGGCAGGGGTTTGCTCTAGTAGGGCCTCTGTTTTTCGCTTGATCGCCTTGTATTTCTCATCGCTGGCCTCGGCTGTCGATTTTTTTGCTTCGAGCTTCTTCAGCGCGGCTTGCGCCGCCGCTAGACCACTTTCGGTATCCGTCTTAAGTTTCAATCCCTCGCCACTAAGAGCTGTACCCACTGGGATTTCCGCAAGTGTGTCCTCAAGATTGGTTACTTTCTTTTTGAGGGCGGCAATGCCACTATCCTGCGCCGTCGTTGCCTTTGTTCGCTTGGTGCTTGTGAAGCGGTTTTTAAGTTGGGCGGTGTACTGTTTCTTTTTTTGGGTTGTTTCTTTTTTGACGACCTGCTTCTTCTGTGTTACACTAGGTTTACCAACAGACGTACCCGTCTCTGGGTCTACCGCTTGTGTAGCCGTAACCTCCCACCTTTTCCCACCTTCTTCCACTATCTCTGTAGTTGTTATCGTTTTCGCTTTTCGGTTCAAGCGAAAGAGGGGGCGGTTATCTACGGAGTATATCCGCTCGTCTGCCGTTGTTGTTACCAAAAGATCGTCTTGTGAAACCACTCCTAGGTGGTCATATAGGGGGGCCGCAAGCTGGTAGGGGACACGGACAGCCTCCCCTGTCTCTGCATTCGCAGCAAAAGTCTCAATCATTCCCATAGCGTTCTGCGCTGCTGTGTATTGCTTTTCTTTTTTGCGGGTAGTTCGATCTTCTTGGCCCTGCTGGAATGTTATATCTTGCCGTTCTGCAACCGCCACCGCCCGCTCGTCAGCTTTCACTTGACGGGCCACTTGACGCTTGCGCTCTTCTGCGGCTTGATGCGCCTTGATGCCCTCAGAGACACCTGAAAAAGTAATCATTAAGACCCCGCTGGTTTTTGTGCAAGTGACATCAGCGACTGCGTGATCCCGCTCAGGTCAATTTGAGTGTTGATGGGGGCTTGCCCCGCTATCGATTGATAGCCACCTGCAAGAGATGGGCGTGGCCCCATTCCTTGAAGATAGTTTTGTCGCTCTTGCGCAAGGGCTTGACCACCCTGTGCAATTGATTGCTGTCGCATTCCTGCTAAGGTTTGCTGCTTACTTTGGGCAAGGTCTGTTGTTGCCTTTGCAGCAATCCCGCTACCTCCCATCCCACGGGCGGCAAGACTTGATTGTAGTCTTTGCCCCTGAGTGGCATAGTTCGCCTGAACTGCGGGCGCAGCTAAGGACATTGCAGAGTTTGCCTTCCCAAGGGTTATCGCCTCACGCCCCGCCCTTTGTTGGCTTGTCTCTGTTCCTGTAAGATAGCCCTGAATAGCCGCCTGCACGGGGGCGGCCAACTTATCCCATTGGGCTTGATCTTCCCTGATCGCAGCCATCAGGCGTCGCTGATTTTGTCGTTGTTGACGAGACGCTGACCTCCCACTAAGGAAGTTGCCCACCATCTGGACACCGCCCATAATCAGACCAATAGTTGCTGGATTCATTTGTCCTCCTAATCTACTTGCAACGGCGCATATTCATAGCGCACATAGTGCAATGTTCCTGTCCCTGTAATCTCAAACGAGATACCTTCGCCTCGCAGGTCTTGCGAGGTGGGCAGGTAAACCGACAGCGGGCCTGTGCCATCTTGGATTTCCCATGTGTAAACGAGTCGTTCGTCAATGTACACATCTACATCGGCATTGCCGATAATGTGGGCGAAAACCTTGCTGTAGGTCTTTGTCACGCCTGCGAGCTTGTCCTCAGCGATACCTGTGCGATAGGTGAAGGGGTTTGGCCCGCCCCCACTTAGCGCAAACGCACCAACAACGGAGTTGACGCTGTCTAGCGCAAGCACACACGCCTGCCCATCAGATCGCTTCGTGTGAGCGTCCCGCACGACAATGTCGCTCAAGAGCTCTTCCTGCTTCAGTATTGCGCCCCTAGCGAAGTCTAATCGAAGGGCCTTGTTTCCGTAGAAGGCGACATATTCTGAGCCGTCAACGGTGGCGCAGGTGACTTCTGAGAAGACGAAATCGACCAGCAGATGTTCTGTGTGGTTGGTAAGCGAGTCGGCTGAGTAGGCAAAAATGCCCTGATCACTTACCCAGACAACACGACCCGCCACCCTTGCGATAGTCTTGTGGGAAATCGCCCCATACAGCCCTGCAAGCTCAACCTTGGTAAACGAGGATGCGCCCTGCCCTGCTATAATACTCAGAGAGGTTCGGGTGAACACCAAGAGCTTGTCAACAAGGGATACAAGGGCGGTCACTTGGCCGTTTAGTTGGAACCAGTTACCTGTGCCCCATTGCCCCGCAACCCCTGCTTCAGAGAAATAAACCCGATCATCCACAGCGGCCCACACACGCCCCAGATGCGACTCAACGATGTGGGGATAAACCCTTGTGGGGTGCAGGCCGCCTGTGTACTTATATATTGGCGGCAACAAGTCTTCGGTCTCCAGCAAAGGGTTCCCGATAAGTACCCAATCCGTTACCCAGTCCACATACTCAACCGTGGTGGCCCCGTTGAAGTCATCAGTCGTAAATTCCTTCGCCAAGAAAAGCGCACCACCTGCGGATGTCGTGCGATAGAGCCGCACCTTGCGATCAACCCCTCCATAAAGAGCCGAAGGGACTTGAACCACAGGCCAGAATGGGTCGCCTGACAGGTCATTCCCCATAATCTCTGATTGGGGAAGCAGTTCCTGCTCCTCGGTAAACGCCTTTCTGAGGTCGTCCGCAAGTTCCCTAATGGTGTCATTGTACCTGTCGAAATGCCCGCCCTCAGGCCGAGTAATTACAAGGCTTCGCAGTCTCGCATACTCACGAGCAAACGCCTTTTTGTCCCACTTTCGGGTAAGGATATACTGGCCTTCGATGTTTGCACTTAAGGGGAGCGATAGTCCAACAGCCTCGTTTACATCAGGATCTGTTGTTGGGATAAAGGGGGGCGACTCCACTCCGTCGCTACTCACATTTGTAATCAGGTAGCGATAAGTACCCGAATCCATAAAGGTGTTGTTCGCAGCTTGACTCTTGTGAACAACACGAGAAAGCCAACTATGTGAGACACCTGTTCTCGGGCGTGCGCTAACCCAAACTCGCTCACTCGCCCCGACAATTGAATTAAATTCTGAGATGTCAAGGGTTAGTATCGTGACAGACTCTAGAGGGGAAATCGAACCTTCTGGATACTGATCATCCGATTCATACTCAAGGATTGTCCCCTCGAACTCGACAACCTCGGTAGCGGCTTTTTCAATAGTAAACTCAGGGACTACGTCATCGACCGAGAAGCCCAAAGTCCCCCCGTTCTCGAATGGGTCACGGTCGGGGTGTATCGAAAGGGTGACATCAAGCGTGTAGACATTTGTTACCTCTTCGACCTCTACGCTATGGATGCGGGTCACTACGGCTGCGGTAACTGACCAGTCGAGATAAAGATAAGCACCAAGCAGGTCTTCGGGGGGAGCCTCCCCCTCCTCACCCCTTAGGGTGAGACGCTGGGTTCGATGTTTAATCGTGCTGTATTCTTCGGGGATCGTCCCCACATACGGGAGCTGATCCTGAAGCGACATCTTTATAGAGAGCTTATAGAATCGCTTTTTGTCGCCCGTCAACTGTGCATACTTATCTTCAGATGGCGGCGGCATCCCTAGCGGGGTGCTTGCGCCTTCATTATGGAAAGAAGAGTAGTCTGGTGTGAATCGAGTGTACCCAGATTGCCACGGCAAGAACGACACATCCTCGCCACCTTCCACCCAGCCGTCATCGCCGCCTGAAGACAGGTGAGCGAAGTTATGGGTTGCTGTGGACAACATCCCCACTAGGCTTGGGCGTAGGCTTGGGCGTAGTGGCCCCTTCGTGATATCGCAATTGACCATCACTTGGGCTTGGTTCAAAGCAAAGGCATCCCTATCCCGTGGGTCTGCCACTTGATTTAGCCCGCCGTTAAACTTTGAAAATTCGCCGATCATTAGTGTCCTCTAGGCTGGGGCGTAGCTGTAGTCGAAATCTTCAGCCGAGTTTCCTAGCGTCTTCCACTCAAAGGCTGAAGAGTCCGTTTGGACACAGATCTTAACCCTGCAGGTAGAATCGCTATGAGTAATCCAAAGTTGCCCGACAAGTCCAATCGCTGCGGCGGGGGGGGCTGATCCGCTAGTTGGGAGCTGACACGCTGAGGTCGCTTGGTCAACTTCAACGACCTTTACCCCAAGGTCATCCTCGTCAAGAACGGTGCTTCCGTTCTGCGTCATCGATGTATAAGCAACCACGATGTCTGCGGCACAAGTGCCACTCGCTGCAACATTCACAGCCTGCACCGTACCGCCGACATCAGCGTCGCCTGTTGCTTCAAAGGTGGTGGTTGTCAGTTTTGCATTTTCGCTTCCACTAGCCCCGCCACACACAACATCACCTACAAGGGTAGACTTCCCTGCTACATCAAATGTGTCTCCAATGTTGGCCTTCCCGTCTATGGTAGCGTTCGTGCCAACCGCTAAAGTTGTGTTAATCACAGCAGATTTTAGGGAAGCAACTTGCCCCACTTCTAGGTCGTCGTCAAAGACGACAGCCCCCTCCACACTAAGTGTATCAGAGCACGCAACAGCCCCAGCCACATCAAGCTCGTCTACGGCAGTTACTCCAAGGGTTGTCGAGCCGCTCGTGCTCACAAGCCCGCCTATGCCTACCGTGATTGTCGTGGCCGTAACGGTCGATAAATCCGCCGTCCCCGTGCTATCAAGATCGTCGACCGTTGTCGTCCCCACCACATCAAGCGTAGAGGCGCACGCAACAGCCCCAGCCACATCAAGCGCACCGTTAATCGTCTGCCCGCCGTCCACGGTGATAAACTTTGAAGCGAGGCCGTTAACAGTTCGCTCGCCGCCACTACTTGTAGGGGTTAGGTGCGTACCGCTGCCTACATGGCAATCTTCTACGCCAAGTTTTGCTTTTCTTAAAATAACGCTCATAGCCATAGTCCTTCAGTTGTTCTGGCACGAGGCATAAAGCCTTCTGTTGCCCGTCTTAATGCTTCAGCCGTCACAAGGTCAAACTTCTGATCCCAGTACTGAGCTTTCTTGAGATCCTGTGTCACGCCGTCTTTCTCGTAGGCTCGTGCAAGCAAGGCGAACACTAGCCCCTCTTCTAGGTGGTCAGGGATGACCACATCGCTACCAATGTCGCCCAAGGCCGCTGGGATATAGGTGTAGCCAATGCGCACCTTAGAGGCGGCCACGGCCACAAGTGCGCCCCTGTTGATATTTTCATCATTTAATGAGTTCGATTGGTTAAACACGGGGGTGTCTGCATCGTCAGCGACAAACTCCCACTCACGGGTCTCTTCTTCATCCTCGATCCCTACAACAACACCAAATTCTTCTTCGTAAATCGTCGCCAGCGACCCATCGACCTCGAGTGTACAAACACCCCCGACTTCTGTAATCGTGTAAGGGTCTTCCATATCGTGGAAGGCCGCTCGATCTTCGTCGTTGTCGGTAGGGATTGGGTATAACCGCATTTCAGAGATGTCGGTCAGGTCTTGATACCACCGCTCTGGCGCACCTGTTCGGGTAGAAAACTTGTCGTCTTCAGAAGACAGCTCTTGCCATGACGACGGATCCATCACAACATTGTCATACTCTACAATGTAGACTTCGACAGTATCAGAAGGAAGCTCAAACCTTTGGGGGAACTGCCCCGTCTCGAGGTGAAGCAGTCGCCTGAACGACTTGCTGCGCCTTGCGTATTGGTTAATGCTGTAGTTGAGATAATCGAGCATCTCGTCGTCACCCCAACGATTCCCTGTGGGGTCTACTAGCCGTCTTCGGGCATCGTCAATAAGGCTTCTAGCCGTTGCCATGTGCGCCTCCTATCTTGACCTCAAAGTGGCCGTAATCTAAAAAGTTGGTATCAAGCACATTCCTGTCCCCGTTCCAGTCGCTTCCCCAAATTATAGAGAACCGCTTCCACTCCGCACGGGTCTTCGCCACCTCGTTACCCACAGCAATAACAACGCCTGCAAGCTGCCCCCAGATGGCGGCCACCTTTGGATCGAAGGTGTTATAGATATTCACACCCAGTTGGGGGAGCCAAGGGCGAAGATCAAACGCAAGGGATGGGCAACTGTTGTGTGCGCTATGTGGGTAATGCACCTTGCTTTTCCCTTCTCTAACCGCTTTTTCTTGATCCACCTGCGGGCGGTGGCCGCAGTCAACTGCGATGTTGATGATCTCTAGTACACGAATCGCCACCTCTTGCAAGTAGGGGTGACACTGCTCAAGGTTCCCAGACGATACCACACTGAAGAGGTTCATTTAGCAGCCGCTTTCACAGCCGCATGGTAAAGCTCTTCAGGGTCGGTGTTGTTTGGATCGAGTATCTTGGCCCAAAGAACCCCTGCCCACGCTAGGACGCGCACAGCGAGCTCGGAACAAAAAAGACGACTTGGGCCACCCTTGTTCGCATCGAAGGCCACAGCGGGCATATTTACCCACCTCTCGTAAGGTGTCCCCGCAAAGGCGATTAGCGCACTTTTTATTAAGCGTTTACGCCCTATCGCCCCTACGGAAACAAAACGGACATTCTTTTCCCCATACCTCTTCATGAAGACTGCAAGGGGGACTCGGGCCTCGCCGCCCCGATGCGTGGTGGCCTCGTGAACCCAAAGGGTTTTGCCTGCTTGATTCAAGATCCCCACATGAGTAGGAACCCACTTATTCTTCACCAAGGCCGATAGCCCTGCTGTGCCGATAAGGATCACCCAGCCGAGTAGCCCTCTCGAGCGTGCGAACACAAGGTCGCCTGTTTGCATATCGTCAAGCCTTCCCTAAGTAGACCCGCACCATCGTTGCAACGATGGATGCCCCAAGGATCGTCACGATCCACAAGAGGGCTTTCCGTGCAACCGTATTTGTCGCTACTCGTGCAAATAGCCCTGTATCTGGCTCCCAGATGGCATCGCTAATCTTGCTTGTCTTTTCTTCAATTCGGTTGAGTTGTTTGCCGACAGCGTCCAGCTTAAATAAGATTTTTTCATCCACAGGCATGGCTGTAAACCCATTCATTTTGTACAAGCCTTGATTATAAGCGTGTCACTCTTCGCCCCTGACGGATCAATTGCGCACCACAGCTTAATGGTGGCAAGGTCTGCTGTTGTTCGCACCTTCATCGTCATCACGACTGGAATCTCCGCAGGGGCTGGCTCTAGAGCTGCGATCAGCTCTAGCGCAGCATTTGGGCTATTCCAAATAGTGCCTCGAGGGTTAATTTCTGACGGAACCGTGAGTGCGCCCCATGCAATAACGGGGAGCAAAAGGAGGGTTAAGGTTTTCATTTGATGCACCTCTTAATCCATAGTGTGTCTGCTGTCACATCGTCCCCATCCACAATCTGATCGTTACACCAAAGGTCAACTTGTGCGCAGTCTGCGTCTGTTCTCACATACATCTCCAACTGGACACCCACCATTCCAAGCGTGTCAAGGACACCGCAAAGCTCTCGGGGTGTGTTGAAACCGCTTAACCAGCGTGAGCTAACTCGTGGCTCGGTGTGGGCTGTCTCGGGCAGCAGGCCGATGGGATAAAACCCCTGATCGGTATGTGGGATGGTGACCGATGCGCCTGCTACGGCTGTGCCGCCATACTTCGTCTTCCAAGCCCCTTCGATGAAGGAGGAGGGGGCGGGTTCGTCTGCCGTTTGGCTGTTAAAATCAGTCCAGCCTGTGTCAAATATATTGTGCGATTCCGTGTAGCCAGTACCATCACCCGAACTTTTGGCGAACACATAGTCGCTTACGCCTGTGGCGTAGTTGTTGTGGACAAGTTGACCAGATGGCTGATGCTTATGACCGCTTGGCCCCTGTGCAATAAGACCAACCACCCCCGTCTTAGTTGCAGAACTTGGCCCTACAAAAATACGGTTGTTGTAAAATAGCGTGTTGTCGCCGCCAAACGAATAAGCCTTGCTGACCGAGCCGTCTGATCCGTTCACCCTGAAGGTGTTGTTGTAAATTTCTTGGTTATCACCCTTATCAACGAGGCCGTAGGCCGCTTCGCCGTCATGTAGGTTTAGCTGGGTAAAGGAGCTGTTCTTAACAACATTGTCACTTGCACAAATCCCCTGCCAAGCGGGTGCCCACTGGTTTTCATCTACCACATCGTCACCGAATAGCATACTGTGGGACGCTGGGGAGGTGATGGCGATATTATCAAAGGTGGAGTGGCTCCCTACGAAGCCGAGAGCAACAGACCGCATGGTCGATCCGATAGGCTCCCACCCCGTGTGGTCGATCTCGATATTGTTGAAGTCCCAGCCCGTGGCGATAGTCGCTTCTAGTGTATCAGGAGCGTCAGCGTCTGTTAGGATGGTGATAGCCCCCGCATGAAGCTCGAGGTTCTGCATCACCCCGCTATCAGGTACGGCCCACATATTTAGATAGTCTCGCAAGTACCCCACACCCTCAGTGCGCCAGACGACATCCCCGTCAAAGGTGTAGCGTGACTCTTTGGTTTTGTCGTAGATGTCGTAGATGGCAAGTGCGGAGTTGCTCCCGTATCGGAACTTGAAGAGGTTGTCCTTTGAAGTGAAGTCAATCGACTCTTCTACAACCACCTCGCAGAAGCTGTCAGCCGCTAGGCCGCTGATTGTGTTGCCCTGTATTCTGAGTAGTTGTAGCTCTGATGTTTCTTCAATGCGTATACACCGATCAACGTGATCTGCTCGCCATGTGCAATCCTCAACAATAAGGCTGTCAAGGGGGCCATACGTTGATGCCTGTATGCGCAAGTACCCCCGCAGGCGGATATCGCAATCAGAGAACCTGACCGACCCGCCGTTATGATCTTTAACATCAAAAATGTTCACAAGGTCTACTGTGCAATTTTCAAAGGCAACCTGATGCGTTGAATCTAATCCGCTTGCAACGATATCGTAAGAGAAGTCTTCCTCGGCTGCGCCGTTAAAACTCATGTTCTGAAATAGCGCACTCGTGCCATATATGCGAAGGGCTGTATCGTAGATAGGGTCGTGCGGCGGATTGGTAATCGTGCTGAAGCAACCGCCGTCCCAAACAAAACTGTCGGCACCCGAATTTTTCAGATAACACGAGCCTCGATAATAGACATCGTGGAGCTTTAAGTTATTGCAACGGAAACTCAAACCCGCAGGATCTTCTGATTCTACCACAATTGTGTCGGCTGGCGTGCCAATCACGACAATGTCGCCGACCGCTCCAAGGTTAAACTCGCTGTCTGTTAAAGCGTCATAACTTGACCCCACCTGTCGGAGGGTGTCCGCAGCTTCTTCATTCCCGAAGCACCCTACAAAGCTAGAGTACCACTCGGTACAGCCCACCCCTGTGGTATCCGACGCAACCCCACCGAAGCCAATGGTTCTCGCAAAAAGTAGCGTCGGGAACAACAGAATTAAAAGTAGCTTCTTAGGCATGATGCCCCCAAGTTAAATGAAAGAATCGGGGGGCCAACCGAAGCCAACCCCCCGAACACACAGGAGGCTAAGGGAGTTTGTAGGTCAGGACGATGCGAACATCAGCACTAGCGTCGATATCCTGAGTCGCAACGCTTGCACCTACGATGAGGGGTTCGCCAAACTGGTCTGCGCCCGTGAACACGGTTTCGTCTAGCTTGATACCCAGAAGTGCACCAGCACCTGCCTGATGGCCTGCAACGGCAAGGGTTGTGGTAACGGCCAAGCCGTCCACATCGTAGCCAGTCGCAGAACCCGCCAAGTCTGTGCCATCGAAGTCGTCTGATGCGTACACACCAACGGACAAGATAGCAGCGGCATCGGTAGCAGTTTTCGCATTCACGCTACACGCAATCACGGTTGACCCAAAGGGTAGCTCTGTGATCACAGCGTTAGCAGCAGCAGCAACAGCCTGCTCGATAGCGAACACTTCAGTCACAAGGTTCTCAGAAACGGTTTGAACGGTTGCCCGCTCAAGCCAAGTCTGGTTGTTAATTACAGTTGCCATTGTTAGGCTTCCTTTCTTTCTTCGCCAACTGGTTGAACAGGGTGCGTTCGCTCCCTGTGTTTTTCAAGCCAGTAAGCATTTTTGTACTCTTTCTCGCACTCTGCGCAAACAAAGACTTGTGGCTTGTTACTGATAACAGGCTTGGCTTTGCGGACACAGTTTTCCTTACCCTCGTCGTCGTCATCGTCGAGGTAAACCTTCTTGATGAGTAGAGGGTATTCGTACTCAAGTGTGTCATACTTGACAAGCTCCTTCGCAAAAGCAAGGGGAACGGATAGGCCGCCAGCAGGGATCATCTTTCGCATCCCGTCGATCTTAACCCATGTTTCTTGCTTTGAGCTAGGAACCACTTTAACCATTTGCGCCATGACGAGCCTCTCTAGCTAACACTTGCGCTATGATAGCTTGGGATAAGGATTGCCCCAAAGTCCACGCTGTCATAGATTGAGCGTTGGACACCAAAGATGGAACCCGTATCAATCACAGGTTTGTTACCACGGTCGTCCACTTCCTCGTGCCAATCAAAGTGCATTCCCGCACCCGTATTGCCATGAGCCAAGAAGCCTGCCTGTGCGCCAAGTAGCATATTGTAGCAGATTGCGTCTCCCTCGCCAGGTGTTTCTGTACCGCCATCGTTGCCGACAGGGATCTTGTTGTGCGAATACAGCACCAACTTACCAACACGACCTAGGCTATTGCGTAGGATTGCGGCTTGACCCTTCTGGCTATACTTTTGGATCTCTGCCCAACCACCCTCACCCGTCTCGGTGCGAAGGTCTTTCTCGGCCTTGGGGTGCATAATCACGATATACGACTCTTCGCCGTCAATCATCAAGGGCGTTGGCGGGTTCGCCATCGTCTTCAACTCATAGTTGATACTCTGCAAGGATGCGAGGGTCATGACATCGTCGCTTGTCATGGTTGCAATCGTTGTGTTAGTGGTGCTACAAGGAATCACACGGCTTGCGTGGTAGCCTGTCACGATGTTGTTGCTGTACAACTTGGTTGTGCCAGCCGTTACCGTGCTAGGAGCCATCAACCAGTCGCCCGTTTCCGCACCTCGGGTTCCTGCTAAGTAGACAAACAAGGCTTCGTCGAACATACGACCCCACCAGATTGCCAGCTTTTTCTTGGCGATCAGGCGAACATCGTGTGAAGAGCGTTTACGGCTCATGCGGCCACCGACAGATACACCGTGGCGTAGCTGGTCGATCCACATCTGTTGGGTAGCAGAGGACATGGCCTCTTCGTTACCCTTCAGGGTCTCGTCACCCGACACACCTGAACCTGTCAAGTTGTTGAACAGATCTACCGTCATGGTATCACCTGCTTCACGCTCGAGGTCGGTTAGGCGTTGAATGATGGAAGACTCTGAGGTTCCGATAAAGTTCTTACCCCAGAAACTCTTCTGGAAAGTTTCAGCAGCAAGAGCTACGGAAAACTTTTTAATCGTTTTGGGATCGTTCATCCCGATTGCATAGGTAGCCATTACTTGTGGCCTTTCAGTTTTGCATTAGTTTGCAAGCCATTTTTCCTGTTCGCTAGGGGTCATTGAATTAAACACAGCTTCAGCGGCATAGACATCGCCGTCCGCATCAGGTAGGGTTTTCGGATCAGAAACCCCCGTTGCGCCTGCAAGGGAGCGGTGGGGTTTCCTCTCGTTTTCCAGACCGCTGATCTTCTCAGCCATCTTTTTCGTACCGTCTTGGATCAGTCCCATCGTCGCCATCCGAGATGCCACCACTTCAAGAGCGTCTTCAACACTTTTACCGCCATCTTGTGCCGACGCGAAAAAGACATCCATAACCCGTATGAGGTCAGGGTCAGCGTCGAAGGCTTCCTTATGCGTCGTGAGAAACTCTTGAACATGACTCTCGTCCTGCTTTTGTGCCTGTTTCGCTGCGAGTCGCCCCATGCGTTGCTCATCCTCGAAGGATTCCAGCTTTGCAAGGTCGTCGTCGTCGGCGTAGTCACGGTATTCTCGAAGTTCTGTGCGGGTCATCGACTTAAAGTCAACCCCGTCAGGCTCCTCGTCTTCCGTTTCCTCTTGCGCTTCGTTGCCCGACTTAAAGTTGGCCAATTCCTGCTCAAGCTCCTTAACCCTCGCCCTTTCGTCTTCTAGCTCTTCATAGGGAATCGTGTGTTCCCCATCCTTCGCCATCAGTACAGGTTTTTCAGACTTGTCCGCATCTGCGTTTTCGTCTTGTTTTTCAGTAGGCTCTTCTTCCTCAGCAGGGGCGAACGGCTCCCCAATATCGTCCGTTTCTTCAGCTTCGGTTTCCGTACCTGTCTCGTCTTCGTTCAAAAGAGCAAGCTCTTCTTCGCTTAGAACTTCGTTTGGCATAATCCCTTTTGCCCGTATCGCTGGGCTGCGTTAAAAGTGGTCATCTGCCTTGTTGTATATTCCCAGCGGCAGAATCTGCCGCCTGAATCTTAGCCATAACGGCGGGGTCGTAGCCTACGCCAGTAGACTGGCTGGCCTCCATATCTGCGGGTGGGGCGGTTTGCGTCTTCGCCGTGTCCCCTACCTGTTTCTGCTGCTCAAGTGCGGCTTCGTGTTCCATCTGCTGTTGGACTTGGATGCCCATCATCTGCTGGGCTTGAATGATGCGCTGTTTAATAACAGGGCGATCAGGCAGATCGTAAAGATCCACCACCACATCCATCATGCTCATCGCAACAAGTGGGTCAGGCATACGGGTCAAGAAGTCCATCAGACGCTCTGCGAAGGCTTGGCGCACGGTTGTGCGGGCGGCCTGCTCGTCAATCACAACATCCACCTTCAAGGCAGAAATATCGTTTCGGATCGTGCCGTCTTCCTGCTTCTCGTTTAAGACGATAAACTCTTGTCGATCAGGATCGCCCAATTCTGATATTCGAATGTACTTTTCATCTTTCCAGAAGTGCTGAATGTTGGCGAGGCGCATCTCCACGAACCGTTTCTTCGAGTACCTGAAATTCTCAAACAGCGTACTCAAAGAAGTGTGGCCCTGCTCCTGCCTAAGAGCAATGGCACGGCCAGAGGCGGCATTTGACTGCATCCCCTGTAGTTCGAGGCCCCCCGCCATATCCGAAGATAAACGATGGAACATCTCGAAAATAGCCTGATGTGAGGCTGCGTCAGCTTGGTTGCGCTCGATTCTAAATCGATTCTCTCGCAAGGCGTTGCGCTTAACGAGCAGGAACCCGTTTGGCTTTGCCGCCTCTTTACGAAGCAGTTCAACATCGCCCGCCCCCTCTTCCATGATCACCTGATTGGTGGACAGGGCGAGGATGAGCTTGGACAACGCCTTATTTGCCGCATCCTGCGGGTCTTTCAGCACTTCGACCAGCCCGACAGGCCGACAGTCACGCCAACTCTTCCAGCCCCTGAAGGGTGTGAAGGGGATGCGCCCGTGCTGAAACGGGCTAGGATTGTCTTCTAGAACATGGGGGCCAAGCAGGAGGGCTTGGCGACATCGGCGCACAGGGCGATCCTTTAAGATCTCAACAGGGAGTGTGCCAGTTGTGCCGCCAAGGAGAAGAGCGGCTGTGGCATCATTGACATCTTTGGGGTCGTATTCGACCACACGCCCTGTGCGCTTGTCACGAATAAAAGAGGCTCGCTCGTGCTTGTAATACCAGCACTCGAGCATCAGCACACGGTCTTGCTTGCTGTCAGTCCAGTCACTGTCACGCCATCCCGACTCCCGAATCTCGGGAACCGACATAAAGTCGTCATCGCCCGCAACAGTAGCCCCTGCACCAGCGTGTAAGGAATCCTTACCAGTTGCCTCTTCAAGCCTTTGAGCATGATCGGGGAAAAGGCTTTTCGCCTCTTCGAGGTGCATCCACTTCACACGGAACAGGTAGCGAGCGTCATCGTAGTCGTCCTGCTTCGACAGCGGGTCTTGGCGAACCTCTCGCCAATCGACATAACGCTCAACAAGCTCTTCTCGTGTGGGATCTTCGGTGAGACTTGATTCCATCCAGCCGACACCAGCGATAAGCTGATCTCGAAACGCCAAACGAAAGTCGTGGGGGGTCATGTTTGTGTCTTCGATGTACTTGGAAGCGTGCGTCAACCCCTGCGCCGTAGCCCAGTCGTTTTCGTCCTTCCCCCGTGGCAACATCGTCGAGTCCATGCGGGTTTTGTCGTAAATACCCATCACCAACTCGCAAGAAACACGCACCTTGTTCATCACCGTGGGGGGCTGGTTCCGCTTCCTGAGCGTCTCCATCTCAGCCTCGGTGAACTGAACACCCTCGAAATAATCGAAGGCGGTAGCTGCTTGTTGGTAGTTGTCTTCGAAGTAGGCGTTCGCCTCGTTGAACCACCGATAGAACCGTGAACTTTCCTTCACTTTGCTTGAAGAAAGGTCAACCTTGGCTATATCTGGTCGCTGTGTGTCGAGCATTTGGCCTACCTACATCTTTGAAAGTCGTGATCAATATAATAATAGTTAAGCCGTTTTCCAATCGTCGCCGTCTGAGTAGCGAGCTTTCCTCCATGCTTTGGTGTCGGCTCTGTCGCTGGACATCCAATTATCCCGATCTAGCCAACCGTAACGCACAGCATCCATGACATCGTCTCGCACCTTGACGACCTTCCCTTTGTCGTTGCGACGATACAGGCGGTATTCCTCGAAGAAGTCAGCGCACGGGCCCGTTCCGCCCTCAAACGCAAAGACCTTGAATTGCCCCGATATCATGCCCTGCCGAAAGTCTTCTATCCCTGAGATAACGCTATTGTTCGCTGCGATAAGCGTGATACCCTCGTCGAAGTACTGATCGAAAGTTGACCGACCTGCTGCCTCTTGGCGGGAAGCCTGACCCGAAGGATCGGCTACAATTGGTGCATATGAACCGCCGTAGGTTCGAAGAATCGATGCGACTTCAGGGATTGGTGTTTCTGATTGCTTCCAGACATTCGTCAGGTAACACACACCAGTGTTGGGGTCACGGGCAAAGACAGCGATAGCCGTCGGGTGTTCCCAACCGTGATCGAGTCCAATCCCCCGAAGCCAATGATCAGGGATCGGGAAGGGCTCCACCATGATGCGCCCTTCTGGGATTTTGAAGATCTTGCCTGCGCCGAGCGAGGGTCGCCCAAACCGTCGAGCCTCCAGCTCGTGCGAAGGGGTGTCGTTGATCAGCTCGGCTAATTCGGCCTTCGACAGGTGGGGGTTGTCTTCCCACGAGGCCATCATGTAGGTCGTTTGGGACGCTACATCCTCGTACCCTTCGAGCTGTTGATTCCCGTGATCATGGGGCTCTAAGAACGACAAACAAACCTTCGTCATCCCCTGCAAGGGCGTGAAGGTGAGCAGCATCAGCCCACCCGCATCTTTATCCGAACCCAAGAGGCGCATCTGGCACTCTCGGTAAATGTCGTACGGCGGCTCCTCGTCAAGCAAAATAAAGTCCACCCGCTCAGTCTCAAAGGCCTTTCGACCCTGTTCGTAGGACTTAAACGATAGCGTTGACTCTTGATTTTCGTGGATATCGCCACACCGCACTCGCACTCGGCTCACACCACCCGTCACATTCGGGGTCTTTTCCACATTCCCGATCCGAGCCCAAGGGATAAACGAAGTCCCCAGATCAGACATCTTGCCCATCAGCATCTCCTGCAAACCACCGATGGTCTTCTCACGGGTGGTCGAAGCGCACCAAGCCTTGATCGGGCGTTTGAACCGATGCCCCTTCCACCAGTCGGGATACTGACCCGTCAGGTGATAGGCCAACTCAGCACACCCACCCACCGTCTTACCGCAGCGGTTACCTGCAAAGATGGCCCGTCGGCGAAACGAAGTGCCCAACTCGAACAACTCTTTCTGCTTCGGTGTCGCCACAAAACGACGACGCAGGAAGTCCCGCCTGAGACATTGGAACTTTTGATGCAACATCAGCAACAACCTCTGTTTCCAGTAATACTCGGTTTTCAATATCGGCCCCTGCTTGCGCAACATATCGCTGTTGATAAACTGCAGCAGGTCACCACGGGTGCGAAGGTCGCCCATCTAAAACGCCTCCCCTCGCATCAAACTGTCAAACTTGTCCTGTACGGCCACCACACACGCCTCCGAAATTAAGATCTGGTCGTCAAACCAATACGGGCCAGCCGACTCTGACCACCCCAACTTCTCGTCAAGAACAGCACGACGCACCGTTGACCAAAGCGCACCATGCAAAATGCCCTCCTCACGACGAGCCAAACTGCGATGAATCACACGACGAAACCAAGAACCGTAGCCCTCATCGTCACGCTCACCCAAAGCAAACGCCTGACGCACCTTGTGATGCAAAGATCCCCCTCGACATAAACAGGGCTGTAAGACCTCGTAATACCCGAGCCTACCCTTGGCTACCCCTTCAGCCCGAACGGTCGGGAGAACGCCGCTTTGGTGGCAAAAATCGCATTTGTGATCCGATGCCGCACCCACGGGTTGGGCTAAATAACGCTGACCCCTTGCCCGTTGTAAAGAACCTAGTAAATCCCGACGGTCGAGATTCTCCTCGAGGTGACGAAGAGAGAACGCAAGCTCCGCCGCGTCAGCACCCTCCGCTAAAATCTCATACGCCCGATCGTAAACACCCGAGGGAATGTTCCGTGAAACACCACGCAAGCTAAAAATTGTTTCGAGCTTACCCGTGAAGACTGAGAACTCCATTGTCCACCTCCTGCTCCTTGCGACGACGAATCGCCTCCTGCGCACCTGATGACAATCCCGTCATGTCATCCTCACCGCCCAAAATAACCTCGTCCTCCCAACGATGACCGTTTAACCATGTCGAGGCCATTGGGATAAAACGACCGTTGTCCTTCGCCCATTCCTCACACTTCACCTGAGATGACAACGACTCCGCAATCTGAGCTAGCAATTCACCCGAAGGCGAAATCTTTAACCAAGACCGCCAAGCCTGCTGCTTGCCAACCTTCCGACCGTTGCGAGAAGGGTAGTGCTTCCAAAACGCATCGAACGAGGCTGAATAGTTTTTTCGTAACAAAGAATGTGACCCCGAAACTGGCACAAGATCTGCCTCTCTCTTACCCTTAATCTCTGTGCTTTCTAAGACTCTTTCTCTAACTAAACTCTCCTCTCTCTTACTATGAGGGGTCGGACACTGGAACAAGGGGGTACCCTCAACCCCCTTAGATACTGGCTCCAACTGGGTCGGTAACTGGTACATGGAAGGAGGTGTCTTTTTGGGCTCAATGCGGCTCATTTTACACGAACGATTCGTCAAAATCTCATACCCAAAATCCGACAATAATTGACGCACACGACGACGGTCTAAGCCTGATAACGAACTCAAGTTTCGAACGCTCGTTAATTCACCACCCGATATAAAACGGTGAACCAAAACCAAAAACTCAATGTCGCACAAAGGACGACCAATAGGAGGGAGATAAGCCGCCAAAACCTCCCAAACATCACACGTCACCATGCAATACCCCACGCCGCGCCAAATGACGAGCACGGTTGCGAGCACGGTGAGCACCAACACTAGCCTTGCTACAAGACTTACAACAACTCTGGTAACCATCAAGATTACCCCAGTGACGGTGAAACAAACCAATTGGCAAGGTTACACCACAACCACTGCAACGCTTAAAACCACCCTCCAAAACCATCAGAAACCTCCTACTAGGTAAAATTTGCATGGCCAGTTCACACGAACCAACTTATATAAGATAATAAAGGTAAAGGTAGAATCCAAGCCCCTTTTTGTTTTTCGAGAAAGGATAGGGGGGGTGTACTGTGAGAATGGAGCCGCGCGTTGGCCGCACCCCCCCTCCCCCCTCCTACCGCGCGCCAAAACCGCCCCTCCCGCGCGCAATCAAACCCCTCCTACCGCGCGCCAAAACCGCTCCTACCGCGCGCAATCAAACCGCTCCAGTACTATAGAGACGCGCGCAATCAAACCGCTCCAGTACTATAGAGACGCGCGCAATCAAACCGCTCCAGTACTATAGAGACGGGATGGAACCACCCCTCGCCGCAGTACCAGAGGGGCTTCAGGTGGCTACTACTATAGAATACCCACCGACCCCACTCTAGAGCGGTATGGCACACCATATCACCACCCATCCCGCTACAGCACTGGGCTCAGCACCCACCGTGTGGGCTACAGTAGGGGGTGGGATTTCCCCCTATAATAGATATTAATCACCATACCAACACCACCAACGGGGGGGTGACCACCGCTCAGGCCGCTGTGGCACTGGGTTCCCATATCATTACTAGGGATATGGGCAGTGGGGGGCGCCGCTCAGGCCGCTCCAGTACTGATCAGGACTCGTGCCCGATGCTAGCCCCCTGTAGGCTGGCTATCTTGCGCCGCACCTGTACGATCATGTCATCGAGGGCTGCCACTCCGTCGGCTCGCAGCACCCTCTGCCACACCTCCGTGTCCTCAGATTTACGCAGGAGTGTGAGCTTGTCAATCGCTATGCCCAGTGCCGTAAGGGACTGAACGATGTTGCCCTCTGTAGATTCAGTGCCAGAGCGGACTCGATCGCCTACCTGCTTTGCAAGCTCCTCAGCCGTCTGCTGGAGCGACTCTGCGAGATCCAGTCGCCCCGAATCCGCCACAGCACTCCGCCCAGCGAGGGTGGCTGTCCCCCCTACGGCTAACTCTTTACGAGCGGTGCGCACTAGCTCCGCTACTGTGGCCTCTGCCCGTCGATACTTGCGCCCTAGCACCAGTCTCCAAGGGCGGTCAGTGGGGTATGGCGACACGATGCGGTCGACGATGGCCTGCATCATTTTATCTTTTTTTTCAGGATCCATAGGCTTGACGGCCATATTCTCTCCAATTTGAAAAATAGTTTTGCCCCGAAGTCGTTGTCAGTTGGGGACATCGGGGAAAGTAGCAAAAAAAGATGAAAAAAACTATAAAAAAGAGACCCCCTTTGTCACCAGTGTAGAGTGGGCTTCCAGACGAGGGTAGGCTACAGCCCAGTGCCCAAGCGGCTCTCTAGCCTCTTGACAAATGTTACAAACGCCCCTATCTTAAGGGCGTCATCGAGGGCAGGGAGCCTGAGATAATCACTAATCCTAAGGAGACACCATGACCACCAACACCACCACCACCATCACAACCATCACCCAGATGGCGGAGCATCTAATAGCTGTCGGATGGGGCGAGTGGGCGGTCGATCCGCATCAGGACACGGTAGGCTACTGGGAGGCCGCGGCATCCGCAGAGGCCGAGTGGGTCGGCGAGCTGCGCGACGCCATCCGTCACCTCGCAGCAGGCGAGCTGCGCGACGCCGCCGACGCCCTAGACACAGCATACCACACCGAGGCGGCCTACGGTGGGGACGACACCATGCGCGTCATCCGCCCCCTTGACAGCCTGATCGACGGGCTCGACGGCTAACCTGACACATCAACAGGGGGGTGGATGTCCCACCCCCTTATTCACCAATTCTAAGGAGAACAAAAATGAAGAATGAAAACACAACGACCATGCACCTCAGCGTCAAAGCGATGCTAGAAGCGGTGGGCACGATCACGCTTGATGGCGATATGACAATCAAGGCTGGCCCTCTGGTCACGCGACCTCTGATGCGTATCAGGGTGTTCACCTCGTCGGAGACTTGCACGACTCACCTCGCAGTCTTAGAGGGTAAGGCCCTCTTGGAGTGGGCAAAAAACTACGCACAAGCGTAACGCCCGCCCTTTCCCCAGCGGGTCGCCGAGGTGGCGGCCCGCTACAAGGCCACAGTGCTCGAGCGCAACAAAAGGAAAGGAATCAGACATGATAGCAATAACCCTCCCGCAAGTCCACGACCACTCGACCGAGGCAGCGATCGCCAAACCTTGCGACATCCACGCGGAGATCGTCGCTAATTACCCAGACCTTCTCGGCGGGGCGCAGGAAGGGTTCGTGGTCTTTGTTTTGAATTCGCAGAATCGCATTCTCAAACACAAGCTAGTCGCGCTAGGCGGAGCGGCTGAGTGTCATGTTGACGCTAAAATTCTTTTTCACACCGCGCTCACAACGGTCGGGGCGACAGGGTTCGCCGTCGCTCACAATCACCCATCGGGCGTGCTGGAACCATCTCGCGCAGACATCGCTCTGACCAAACAGCTAGCATCGGGCGGAGAGCTCTTGTGCCTCAAGCTCGTAGATCACTTAATTTTCCACGGCTGTCGCTTCGTGAGTTTTGCGCAGGATTGGCGATGAGATCTAAACTCAGTGATCGCGGCTCAACAAAAAAACAAGGAGAATCACATGCGAAGAGACAAAATTAAGCGAATGGCCAAAGAGTTGGCCGCAACTGGGGCGCAGCGCATGGATCAAACCCGTGGCATTGCCCTGTGGTTCGTTCCGACGGAGGGAAAAAAAGTGGGACGGCTCGTATGGGCAATAGAAGTCCCAACTGCGGCGAGCACGTTCGTTGTCCCCCCTTATGGGGCTGGCCGTGGCCGTCGCTCGAGCTGGTACACAGTCGCAGGGAAAGACCTGCCGTGCTTGCTCTACGACGAGATGTTGCGACTGCCCATCGATGTAAATGATGACGCTTCAGCCCCTTCAATTGTGGGCACAAACAAACCATAAGGAGACAGAAATGAACAACAGTAACACACCACAAGTAGGCGAAAACCGCAGCGTTCTGGCTGGACTAGCTAATGAGATGGGGGTGTTAGAAGATCTAATCACTCCAATCCTCACTAGCGAGTGCACGCCTGAACCATCAGCAGAAACAAGTATGGGCTCGCACCACGGAGGCTGCCGCGTCGGAGACGAGCTCACACGCTGCATAGACAACGCATTGGCGATCTCAAAGAAGGTGACCAGCCTATACGATCGAGTATGCATCTAACTCACACTCACACGCCTACGGGCACAACAAAGAAAGGCCTTTAAGCTATGAAGTACTAAAAGAACCTCAGTGAAGTGAGTTCAAGTCCCCGCTGTTGCGGCGGGGGCTTATTTGCTACGGCTTAAAGGAAGACTGGAAAAGGAGAAAGACTGATGAGTGAGCATGAAAAGATCATCCGTGGTGGTGCTTGGAGCCACGCTGCGTCCTGCTTCCAGGCTGCGGACTATTACAATTTCGCCGCCAATTCAAGCAACGCGAGTTGTGCCTACGGCTCCCGCTTGGTGAGGGAGAAGCGACGCTACTTCCTTCGTGGCGGTTCTTGGAACTACGATGCGCCCGCCTTGCAGTCCGCGCACCGTGATGGCAACTACCCGAGCTACACGTACTACAGCTATGGCTTCCGACTAGTGAGGGAGGATAAGAAGAAAGACTATGTCATTCGTGGCGGTGCTTGGAACGACTTTGCGTCCAACTTGCAGTCCGCGTACCGTTTTGACTACTACCCGGGCGGCACGGTCGACGGCTGTGGCTTCCGCTTAACAAGGGAGAAGATATGAATCGTATACTTCGAGGGGGAGATTGGGCCTACCGTGCGTATTCCTTGCAGTCCGCGCGCCGTTCTATCACCTACCCGAACTACACGCTCAGCATCTGTGGCTTCCGCCTAGTGAGGGAAGAATTCTTCACATCCAAACCAGTGCTCAACAACAACACATCAAAGGAGGACGCAATGTCCATCTACAAAGAGTTCGCACAAATCCCTAACGATCCTGCACAGGGAATGAAATTCGCCGTGACGCAGGGCTTTTACGAGGAGGTCATGGGGAAAAATCCTAGCCACACCAAGGGTGAAACGCACCCTGTGGAGACGGTGAGCTACGACGATGTCACAGCCTTTCTTAAAGTGCTCAACGCCGACCCTGAGAAGTACGGTCTCGAGGCGGGATTTGTTTACAAGCGTCCCACTACACTGCAATACGACAGGATGGAGGGCAAGGCAGAATGGACTGAAGAAGATGTCAAGGCACGCTGTGTCTGTGAGCAGGA